GTCGGGGTATTTTGGTACCGGAGGGTCGGATAGACATAGGGTTTAGCACGGACGATCTTGATAGTGGGGTAGGGGATTTATACTTAGAGTACGAGCCGTTGGTTCGGAATGCTTGTGTATATATTGGGGATATGGTAACGAGCACGACGAGTACGAGCAGCAGTAGCAGTACTACCAGCAGTAGCAGCAGTACGTCGAGTTCATCGAGTACGAGTTCGAGTACGAGTTCGACGAGTAGCACAGCTTCTACGACGAGTTCGACGAGTAGCAGTAGCAGCAGTTCATCTTCATCTTCGACGAGTAGTACGGCATCGACAACCTCTTCGACGAGCAGTACGGCTTCTACGACGAGTTCGACGAGTAGTACGGCGAGTACAACGAGCAGCACGTCGAGTACGGCTTCGACTTCGAGTTCGACTTCGACGACGTCGAGTACTACAACAACGGATTAAGGGCACGGGTACGATGTCGGGATTTACAGAAGCAGAATCGAGGGATGCGACTCAGAGGTGTTTGAGGCTGTTTAAGAAGGGGTCGCAACTTGGTTTTAGTGAAATTACTGAAAGGCCCATCATTGAGAGGTTACACGAGTTGCGGTACAAACACGACGAGCAGTTCTGCGACTGCTACGGATTAGAGAGGTTGACGAAGAAATGACAGAGCCCTGTTCTTCAAGTACGTTAACTCCAGAGGATTTGGCGGCGAAAAGTGCGGCTTACTGGGCACACTTGCGGCGGCTGAAGTTGCAGTCTGGGGAATGGAGTTTTAAGAAGCGCAGTTACCTGTGGGAGCCGATGCACGAGGCTTCTAAGGCTGGCGGGGGTGCGGGGGGTGTGCAGTGTTTGCGGCAGTGCTTTATGAAGGGTACGCAACTTGGTTTTTCGGAGATGCACGTAATAGAGTCGTTGCACGGGTTGCGGTTCAAGCGGTATTCTCGCGGGGTACTGTACATATTTCCGACAAACGACGACGTTCGGGAGTTCTCGAAGAGTCGTTTTTCTCCTTTGCTGATCTCTAATCCGTCTGAGATAGGGCAGTTTGTTAAGGAGACGGACACTGCGAATTTGAAGAGGGTTGGGGATGCGTTTTTGTACCTGCGGGGGGCTACGCTTTCGACCCAGGTTGATGTAGATGCAAAGGAGAGTACGAAGTTACGGTCTATTCCGGTGGACAAGATTATATGTGACGAGTTGGACTTAATGGATTTTTCGTCGGCCCGGAAAGCAATCGAGCGGATGGCGGCTTCTGAGGTTCAGGCCGAGAGTTACATTTCCAACCCGACAATCCCGGATTTTGGGATAGCCACGCTCTTCACCAAGTCTGATCAGCGGCATTGGCACAGGCATTGCGTCTGCGGGGGCTGGACGTGTGCGGAGGAGGAATTCCCTAATCTTGTGGGGGTCAAGGACGGCAAAGGTTATATCGCGTGTATTAAGTGTGGCAAGCCCGTCCCTAACGAGCCGGGGGACTGGGTTCCCAAAGAGCGGGCCAATACGGAATACATGAAGGGCTATCAGCTTTCGCAGTTGAGCAGTTGCACTCTTGACCCCTACAAAATATTACAGGCGTACCAAGACCCGCCTGACGGCAACATTGCAGACATAATACGGTTGAAGCTCGGCAAGCCCTATTTGGCCGCCCAGGACAGGATTACTGTCCAGGCCATTCTCTCCTGCTGCTGCGACCAGCCCCAACTGGACTCCCACGCAGGGCCGGCGGCGATGGGGGTGGATGTGCGACCAACGTACAAGAACGTCGTTATCGGCATTCGTGTCGGCAGGGAGCGGTGGCGGATTCTCCGCGTAGCAAGAATTCAGACATGGAGCGAAATTATGCAGATGGCCGTCCGGTTCCACGTCCGAAGCGCCGTCGTCGATATTCAGCCCGACACGGATGCAGCAAGGGAATTCCAACGGGCAGCCGTGAGATTCAAGGTTTATCTGTGCGATTATTCCCAGACTACCCCGGTCGGCCCCGTCTATAACGACAATACAGGCATCCTTAAAGTCAATAGGAACGAAGTCTGCGATGCTACGCACCGGATTCTTACTTCGGGCAAAATGCTCGAACTGCCCGCAAACTGCCCGGAGGTCACCCAATTTGCCCGCGAATGTGCCTCTGTCGCTAAGGCAGAGGTTATCGACAAGCGAACCAAGAGCTCGACATTTAGATACCGAACCCTCGATACCGGCGTCCGGGACGACTACCGACATGCGCTCAATTACTGGTGGTTAGCCGCTTCGGGGCATAAGCTTGCCGTTGCAGACGAAAATAAAACGCACAGGCAGACAAGGGCAATTAACAGGTTTGGGGTGTAAGATGTACGTTGCAGAACGAAAAGGCAGCAAACAACAGGAACAGATAAAAAGGGCTATCGTCAACGCCCGCGACAGGGGCGTATGCGACTCCTACGGACGCAGTTACCCTAAACCCCGAATGCGCCAGGGCAACTTCGGCAAGGGCGACCGATACAGGCCGGTCAACAAAAAGAGATACGACCAAAACTACGTTTTAGCCTTCGGACACGAATAAAGTGAAGATTGAGTACGTTACAGACATCGAGGAATTGAGACGCTTGGGCGAAAGTTGGCTTGAGTTGCAGAACGGCGACGAGTTCGGTATCAAAATCGACGTGGACGCCATTCTCAAGGACGCCGCTGCAACGCTCAAACTGAATTCGGGCGTCGTTATCGGAGCTAAGGAAAACGACGAATGGGTAGGCTTTATGCACATATTCGTCGCAGGCAGCTTTCTCGGCGACCAGCTTATGGCTGTCGAGAAGTACTGGTACGCCAGGCCCAATGCGATTATGGCCGCCCCCCGTATGCTGGCACAGGCGAAAATATGGGCGGCTGAAAAAGGCTGTTCGCACCTGATAATGTCGGCGTCGAATCTGGCGAGCGATAAGTACCCCCACGTCTGCGGGTTCTATACCCGTTGTGGATTGAAACTATTTGAGTCGTCTTATATTTGCGAGATCAAGTAATGGGTCTATTTTCAAAACCAAAAGTTCCCTCGCCGCCGCCCGTTCCTGACCCGGCCCCAGTGCCGGAAACAGAAGAACCGGGCGACCTGTATAAAAAAATGAGACGAAGAAAGGGAGCCGGGCAAACTATCCTGACCGGCGACCTCGTTCCTAACGACCCGAACCAGCCACTTTTAGGCGGATTCTAATATGTCCGACAATCTCGGCAAAGAAATCGTTCAACTAAGAGATAGGGAAAAGGCTAACCAGGCCAACTTCCGCTCACTCTGGCAGGATATTTCCGATATGGGCGTGCCCTTCACCTTCCAGATTACCGGATCGCAAGTCGCCGGCGCCGTCCTTATGCGGAACATCTACGACGTTACGATGATGGAAGAGGGCGAAAATATGGCGTCTGGCCTGTCCAACTTCATCATGCCGCCCGGCCAGAAGTACTTTATCGTCCAGGCCGAGGATAGAAGAATCCAGGCCCTGCAACACGTTCGCAGGTACTTCGGGATGGCTACCGAAGCCCTCCACGAAGAGTTGGCCAACAGCAACTTCCTCCAGCAAACGGATATGTCGTTGCTCATGTGGCTGCAATTCGGGATGGCCGCCCAATACTCCGAGTGGACAGTTAAAACCGGGCTTAACTTCCGGGATTACGGGATCGGAATGTGGCAGTGCATGGAGAACGCACAGGGAATAATCGACACCATTATCCTGACAATCGAAAAGACCGCAAGGCAGTGCGTCCAGGAATTCAAAATCGAAAACGTGGGCGAGAGTATTCAGAAAGCCTACGAAAAAGAAGAAACCAGAAACGACAAATTCAACATTATCCAGGTCATCCGACCGCGTGAAGATAGGGAATACGGCATGTTGAATGCGAAAAACATGCCGTACCAGTCCGTTTATGTGGCCGAAGCCGACGAACATACAATCGAAGAGGGCGGATACCCCGAATTCCCGTTCGCCGTACCCAGATACCGCGTTATCTTCGGGGAAGTGTACGGGAGGGGGCAAGGCGCAATAGCCCTCAGAGCGGCCAGAACGCTTAACAGGGCCACCAAGAACTACGACGAGGCTACGGAACGATGGGTAAAACCGCCGCTCGAAGTGCTCGAAAGTTTCGACGGGGATGTGGATATTTCACCCGACGCTATCAACCATGTCGTCGAGCTGGGCACAATCAAAGGCATTGACTTCTCAGCACGCGGCCAGATGCCGCTCGGAAAGGACTGGATCGAGTACCGAACGCAACGACTCCAGCAGATATACTTCAAAAATACCTTTGAACAACTTTCCCAACTTACCGGCGACCGAAGAACGACCGTCGAAATCTATGAGCGGATAAGAGAGGGCCTAAGAAAACTCTCCAAGCCTATCGGACGGCTCTTTACCGAATTTTTCGACGTGCAAATATCGAGGTCATTCCTGCTGCTCATACGCAACGGCGTACTGCCGCCCCCGCCGCCGGAACTTTCACAAGGGGGAAGATTCAAAATCGAATATATCGGGCCTCTTGCCCTTGCCCTGCGTGATCAACAGACCCGGGCGCTCGAACGGTACATCGTCTCACTCGGCGAAATGGAACCGATATACCCCGGCGTTAAGGACAACCTCGATTACGATAAGGCAGCCTTTGCGCTTGGCGAGAATCTTGGCGTTAAGACCGAACTGCTCCGGTCCAAGTACCAGATCGCTCAGATCAGAGCCGATAGGCAGAAACTTGCAGAGGCCCAAATGCAGGCACAAATGCTCGAACAAGGCTCGAAGGCATATAGAAACGTCAAGGATAAGCCGGAAGAGGGCAGCCCGGCGGAACAGGTACAGAAGGCTTTGGTAGGATAACGATATGGCTGGTGAAGCTACGCTTGAATGCAATCTGACGATAACGGGACTCGGAAGCACCGTCAAGAAACCGAACTCAAAGGCCCTGACCGTGCCGGTCAAGCACATAGAAGGCTCTGTCATATTGGCAACGGCTGGAACGACCGCATACCAACTCTTTACGGCCACCACCTTTCTCGCCCTTACCAAGATATTCTGTGTCTGGATCAAGTCGATCTCCGGTACTATCTACATCAAGCCAAATACCGCCGGCACTACGACCTTCAACTCGACGACCGCCGTGCTCATTATCAACGAGGGCGAAGCCTACGCCATACCCGTAAACCCGGATGTCAACGCCGGTATGACTATCGACGCAGACGCTACCGACGCAGAAATCGAATTTAGCATACTTGGAAAGGCTTAAACTATGCCCTTAACGGCAAAAGGACGCAAGATTCTGGCTAATATGAAACGCCAGTACGGAAACGAACGTGGCGAGCGGGTATTCTACGCATCGGCTAATTCCGGCAAAATTACCGGCGTGCATCCAAACTCGAAGAAGAAGTACGTCCGCGCCCTGAAACGAAAGAGGAGAAAAAATGCGTAGCAAGAAAAGGCAACTCGTAACCGAATACCGCCTTACCTTTCTCTCGGAGTACGGAAAGTCCGTTTTAGACGACCTGAGAAAAAAGTGTATCCTGTTCGACCGCTCGGCAAAAGAGGTCAATCCGAAACTGGATAAAGACCTGATGCTCTACCTCGAAGGGCAGCGAAGCGTCCTGCTCTACATATACAAAATGCTCACAATCGACCCGAACGCAGATATGCAAACACGGGCAATAGGCACAACAGAACCAGTCTAAGGAG